CTTTAAATGAACATTTAATGGTTGTCAGATAATCGTGTTGACAACAGATTTTGAATCGATTGCAGATAAGAATGATGCTAAGGACCATATAGTCCTAGGAGGAGAGGAGACTGATCGTAGGATGGAGAATGTTGATAACAATACTCAGTTCGATGCGAATGAAGATATAATCAAGAAACGTGAGGTTCAAAAACTCATGTTGTTTGATAAGGTTTATATTAACCAGGTGCCCAATAAGATTTTAGATCGTTGGGTTCCATTGGGGGCAGGGGTTTTGCAACCTCCAACACCATATATGTTAATATATACCCCTTTTGATACTCTTTTGAATACAGATTATATAAAGCAAGCTTTGAAAACGTTCTTTTATTTGAGAGCTAAAGTTGAGGTAAAGATAGTTTATTCCACATCAATATGGAATTATGGAGCTGTCTTTATTTCAAATATTTCAGGAGGATCTTCGACAGTAGGAAGCACTAATTATGCTTGGATAAATGGAACAGGATCAGGAGCAGCAGGGACAGATTTTGGAAAGATGTTGTCACATAATCCAATAATTTTGGATTTGAGTCAGCAAGAGGAGGTTATTTTTGATCTTCCATGGATATCCCCTGCAAATTATATTTCTCTGAAAGCTTTTTACGACACAGGAGATGATGCCAATACGGCAACAGTTAACTTTTGCGACAATTTGTTTAGGTTTGCTATTTTTCAACCTTTTGCAACCGGAGCATTAGACAGTACAGTCACAACAGCTTTCAATTTTAATCTATTTGCCCGTTTTCAAGATGTTACAGTCCAGGGTTTTACATTTGATGCTACAGCGTCTTCCGGATTAGTAGAAGCGCAATCAGCATTTGTTATGTCGACCTTAGGCGGATTAGCTGCTCAGGCCACCCCAGTGGTGTCTTCGTGGTTGAAAACTCAAGCAGACAAAGCAATAAAAGTAGGACTCGGAAAGGCAGAAGGATTTTTGGAGGGTTATTTAGATCAGGATGAGGAAAAGAAAGTAATGGA